CCTGCCCTGCTGAATGAGCCTGCTACTTTATCTGTACACTTGACAGGCACAGCGAACCTAAGCCCGATCGTATTTGCCGGATCTCAGGTTGTGTATGGGGAAGTCGCCCCAACTGCAAATTACGTTAGCAGATCGTTCCCTTGTCCCCCAAATTCTACGCTCCGAGTTACTTTATCTGTCTCGTTGCCAAGCCCAGCTTTACTTACAGTTGAGGCACAAACCGCAGCAAATACCTGGGTGCCTTGCGTTCTGGGCACTACTTTAGATTTGGGAAGCGGGTGGATCGAGCAAACTTATTCAGCCGTAAATATTTCTCCAGCGCTTAACTTAGTTGCTTTTCGGCTGAATTTAAGCGGGACATTCTTGGGTAGACCTTTGCTAGCAAATCTTAGAGCCGTGGTAATTTGATATGCCAGATGAAAGAACAGCTAATCGAGACTATCTTTTACCTAATCCCGGTCATACTCTGGCTGTGGATGTCAATCGGCTGAGAGCAGCTTTGGTGCAAATCGATATTGATGTAGCTGCAAATTTAGTAGCTGATGCGGCAAGGTCGGTTTTGATTGGGAATAATGCTTTGGCAACATCGGCTAATTCCGCCGAAGTTACAGCGCTAAAAGCAAATCCGATTTTTTCAGGTAACGGCTCCATCCCCAATCTGCCTGCATCAAATAATAGTTCTTCGATCCCGAACTCCAAACTTATTCATGATGTAGTTTTAGATAGATTATTTTTGCAGGGATTCATCAATGGATTAATCACGAGTCGAAATGTGACGACCCCAAACACTCATATAGATATTGGGGCGGGTTCTTCCTGGGTGGGAGATCGCATAATCCAAAATGTCGCCGTTTTTACAAAGCGGTTAGATGCGATTTGGCTGGCTGGTAGTGGTAATGGTGGGCTTTTCAGCGGCGCTAGGGCGGCTAATACTTGGTATCACCTATTCATCCTGCGGAATGACACAACGGGCGCAATCGATTTTGGATTTGATACTTCAGTCAGCGCTGCAAATCGCCCGGTAGGGTGGACTGCTCGATTAATTTGGAGCCTGAGAACCGACGCGAGTAGCAATATTATCCCCTATTCCCAGACAGGGGATGTCTGCACTTGGGTTACACCGCCTATCGACTTAAATTCAGTGGGCGGCATTTCCAGCGCGAGTGGGACACTCTACACGATTTCCACCCCGTTAGGATTGAGTTGCCTGGTTCAGATATATGTGGGCGCTAATGGTTCCGCTGGGCAGCTACACTACGTCAGCAGTCCCGCTACTGCGGATCTAGCTGTTAGTAACTTTGCTATTGGGGGGCGGTATACTACCTTTTCGTTCAACAGCGCAAGTGTATTTGAAGGGACGTTGGCATCAACACTTTCGCTTTTTACAAACACAGCCTCTCAAATTCGCGTAAGGGCATTTAATAGCGCTGTCAGCGCGGATGTGATCTCGATAGTCACGAATTTTTTCACACACCCTAGAGGGAGGTTGGTCTAATGCCATTCGTTCAGCGCGATCCCGTTACTCAAGAGATAAAAAACATTTTTGCCAATTTACAACCGGGCTTTGCAGTGGATTGGTTAGCGGACTCCGACCCGATGGTCTTAGCTTTTTTGCAACGTGACCCGGATGCTAAATGGGGGAAACTCTATACCTCTCTGCAATCGTCAGTATTTTTAGGCAAGGCAAACGCAGCCGCCCAAATTAGCCTGCCTGCTGCAACTGCTTTGATGTTTTTAGTCAGCGCGATCACTAATACTAGAGATGTCAATGATTTAGCCTGGTCTGTCGCGAATGTGCGGGAGGCAATGTCATTAACCCCGATAGGAGATTTCACGCCAGAAGAAATTGAATCGATTAATCTTATATTTATTGATTGCGATTTTACTTTCCAAATAACTTAGATAATTTAGAGGATTCCCCATGGCAGCAGCACTTTCTAATTTTATGCACGGCATAGAAGTAGTCGAAGTTAATACAGGGTTTCGGACAATTTCGACGGTATCAACCTCTGTAATCGGGATTATAGGAACAGCGCCTCAAGCCAGTGCGATCGCGTTTCCCCTGAATACCCCCGTGCTGATCACTAGCCCTCAAGATTACCTGATGATAGGAGAGACGGGCACATTACCAATCGCACTCGACTTAATTTTTGCTCAGTACGGCGCGATAATTTCTTTGATTCGAGTGGCAGAAGGAGCCAATATAGTCGAGACCTCATCAAATGTGATTGGCGATACATCGTTACAAACTGGCATAAATGCGCTGACGCTTTCGAGTGGGGCAATTGGAGTGCAGCCTAGGGTATTAATTGCACCCGGCTTTACCCATCAAAGGTCTACAGGCGGGGTGCTTTCGGTTACGGTCGGAACACAAGGGAGCGGGTATTTAGTCGCGCCGATTGTAACTTTTGCCGCGCCTCCAGCGGGTGGAGGACTTACTAAAGGAGTGGCAGTTTTGGGCACAGGGGTAGATGCTGGAAAAGTCGTCAGCGTCACAATTAATGATCCTGGTAATGGCTATTTAGCTGCTCCAGCCGCCACTTTCGCAGCGCCCCCTTCAGGCGTGACGGCGCTTGGAATCACGGCAATCGGCACTGTTAGAAATCGGGTTCTTAGCAACCTGATCACCGTAGCCCAAAAATTACGGGCGATAATTATTGCTGATGGACCTAACACAAACGACGCGGCTGCAATCCAAATCGCTGATGACTTTGACAGCGATCGCATTTACGCGGCTGATCCTTGGGTCGTGTATGGGGGCGTATCTACCCCTTACTCCCCTGTGTTAGCTGGATTGATTTCTAGGAGTGACAATGAACGAGGGTTTTGGTGGAGTCCTTCAAATCAGCCGATCAATGGGATTGAAGCGATCGCCCGTCCGATTGAATTCACGATGGGAGATTTTTCGAGTCGGGCAAACATCCTGAACGCCAATCGCATCAACACGATTATTCAGTACCAAGGCGGGTTTAGAAGTTGGGGAAATCGGACTCTCGCAAGTGATTCTCGGATGACCTTTATCACCACTCGCCGGATTGCCGATGTAATTGCCGACAGCATCTCAGAAGCGCATCTTTGGGCGATCGACAATAATATATCTACTGTTTACATTGCCGAGATATTGGAAACAGTAAAGGCATTTTTACGCCGCCTATCTGTGCAAGGTGCAACTTTAGGGGTTGGTGAGGTGTGGGCGGATCGGGCAAGGAATAGTGATGCGGATTTGCTCCAAGGTCATATCACTATCGATTTTTCTTTTACCCCGACTTTTCCTGTTGAGCGGCTGACTTTCAGAAGCTCAATCACTACTGATGGGTTTAGTACGATTTTCGTTCAATAGGAGATTAAATCATGTCGAATGTTCCACAAACTTTAAGCAATTTTAATTTATTTGTAGACGGGAATTCCTACTTAGGAATCGTCAAAAGTATCGAAACACCTAAGCTCGAAGTCGCGACGGAGGGAGTTAGAATGGGCGGTTTTGACTCCGAGCTAATGATTGATCTAGGGCTAAATGCTTTGGAATGCACCTATACGATGCTGTCGTATGATAAGGCATTATTTGAGACTTGCCTCACCCTGAATTCCAGCGCCACCCGTTTGGCAGCAAGGGGCGCTTTAAGAAGGAGTGGGGAACCCGTAACCCCTGTAACCATTACCTGCCAAGGGGCGATTAACATGATCGATTTTGGGACTTGGGAAGGGGGAACTCTAAGCGAAACACAATTTACGATGAACTGTGAATATTACAGCTTGAATGTGGGAGGTGAGGACCTGATCGTAATCGACATTCTCAATGCCAAACGCATCATTAACGGTAAGGATGTTTTAGCTGAAATGCGTACAGCTTTAGGAGTTGCATAATGACAAAACCGACCCCAAAACCTGACATCAATTCACCCGATGGAATCACGATTATTCTCGATTATCCCATCACGATAGACGGAGCCACTGAGATTACATCCATTTTTATGCGCCGCCCAAAGATGAAGGATGAGCTTATCTATATGGATGCCAAGGGGGGGCATGGCAAAAAGCTGCTGGGTTTATTGACCTCCCTTACTCAAATCGCGCCTGATGATTTGATGGAATTGGATGCCACCGATAGCGATCGCCTGTTCCTTGCCTATCAAAAAATGAAGGGTATAGACCCTGATAAGGAGGGAAGTGATGACGAAGGGGGGGAAGAATGAGACGTGCGACTTTGATATTTTGCCGCGATAATCACACGTCAGTTCAGGAAGTTTTGGGCATGAGCTATACCGATTTTGAGCTATGGCTACGGGCGAGTGAAAGGTTGAATAAAGAGATAGCTAAGGCAAACAAAGCAAGGTGATCCGTGGCTGGTAAAACTTTTCCTGTAATCGTTGAGATCGGCGGCAAAATCGCAGCTTCTTTAGGTGGCGCGATCGGTAGTGCTGAGGCGCGATTGAAGAAAATGCAAGCCATCCAAAATTCTTCGTTAGTGAGGGGTGCAAAATCGCTATTGCCTGTATCGCTTGCGGCAGGTGTGGGATTGGGCGTGATGGTCAAGCAAGCGTTTGATTTTGATGCTTCCCTTAACTCCATAAAACGTACCGCCAATTTAACTAATTCTCAGATGGCAGGCATGTCTAAAGAGGCGCTCAAACTTGCGCCTACTCTGGGAATCCTGCCAAAAGAGTATCTAGAAATTGCTGGAGCTATGGCAGCACTCGGAACCAAGAAAGAAGACTTAGCCGCTGTTACTTCTCAGGTCGCAAGATTGGGAATGGCGACTGACACACCCGTAGAAAAAATGGCTGATATGGGTCGTCAACTCACGGCGGTGAACAGCATCTTTAAGCAAAACATTGCACAGTCTGAAATTTTTGCAGGTGCATTAAATTTTGTTGATGACAATATCGGAGGGACGGCTTCTGGCATTCTCGACTTTACAGCGCGGGTCGGGTCGATGGCATCCACAATCAAAATGTCGTCTCAGGATACGGCGGTGTTTGGCGGGGTGATGGCAAAACTAGGCTTGCCTGCCGATCGCGCTTCTACTTCCTTTAATGCAATGGTAGGATCTCTTGCGAATATTTCAACAGCCGCCCCTAAAGCCCAGAAAGGTTTTGCTGCGTTAGGAGTTGACGCGGGTAAGGTTACAAGTCTCATGAATAGCGGCAAAAGTACCCAAGCGATTCAATACTTTTTATCGACTCTGAATAAATCGAAACTGCCCTTAACTGAAGTTGTAGGCGCGATGAACAAAGCGTTTGGGCGTGAAAGTGCCGATGAAATTCTTGCACTATCCAAAGGCTTGAAAGATGTTGATCGGGGTTTAAAAGGGGTAGCCGACACATCAAAACTAGCTAGCTCGATGTCAGAAGCAAACGCAAATTCTCTCGCCCAGAGCGGCGGTCCACTAAAAGTGATGTTGGCAACTATCTCAGCGATCGCCGTCCAATTTGGCAACATTTTATTGCCGCCGATCAATGCTGTGCTTTCAGCCGTTACGCCGTTGCTCCAAAAGTTTAGCGAGTTCGCCAGCGTCAATCCTTGGGTAGGGGCGATCGCTGTGGGGTTACTCGCGATTGCGGCAATCGTTCCACCCTTGCTAGTTGGGGTTGGGATGATGGCGAGTGGATTTGCAGCCATAGGCGGTGGCGCTGTTCTAGTTCCAATTTTAGCGATCGGTGCGGCATTTGGAATTCTAATGTCTATTCTCCCAGGGGTTTGGAGCGGCTTACAAAAGATGGGCGCGGTGTTTATGTCCTCCCTTTCGCCTGAAAGTAGCGCGATGATCACGGGAGCGCTAGCTTCAATTGGCAGCGGGTTGCAACAGCTTGGATCATTGATTATGGGCGTTGTACCTGAAATTATGAAAATCGGACAGTCATTCCTAGAGGGTGCGACGATCGCTATTCAGGGCGTAGCAATGATCGTGAATTCACTCGCTGCTTTGCCTGCCAAAACCAGCGAGATTATCAACACGGTTAAATCGGCTTTCCAAGACCTTCCCGCCTTTTTGGGTAGCATCGGTACGGCAATGATGGACGCTCTTGCGAGTGGAATTACAAGTCGAGCTAGCGCGGTAATTGGGTCGGTCAACTCGACTCTGGCTGGCATCAAAGCAATGCTGCCTCAATCAGATCCAAAAGAGGGGGCGCTCAAAAACTTGACCCAACTCGGCAGAAACATTCCGCTCACTTTGGGCAAAGGAGTTATGCAATCTAGCGCGGGTCTAACCTCCCCAGTCAGTGCAATGATGGGGGATAGTTCAACAGCGATCTCCTCAGCGTCTCCATCGGGCGGCAATGTCGGTGGGGGCGGAATTGTGATAAATGCGCCTGTCACTATCAACGGGGCAAGTGGAGAAAGCGGTGATCTTCAGTCACAAGTGGAGGCGGCTTTTGCCACGATAATGGAGCAGATGCAACTTGCCCAAAGAAGTTCTTTAGCATAGGTAAACCTCTTTTTTATGGACGTTTTGCTCAGTTGGGGCGAGTTTCAATTTTCAATCGAAAGCCTAGCCTACGATAGCCTCTCAATCGCGAGTGAGCAGCGTTGGGTTTCTGTGGAAAGAATTTTACGCATTCCTGCCATGCAAAACATGGGAGCAGGGTCGAAACCGATCAAAATATCTGGCGTGACTTTTCCTCAACTAAGCAAAAAAGCCGACGCGATTAGTGAACTGAGGGGGCTATTTGAAAAGGGCTTACCGCACATGCTCACGAGCGGCGGATCAGAAGGTCGAGTTTTTGGGGAATTTGTCCTAACTAACATTGACGAAAACACAAGTGCATTTTTGCCAGGTGGGCAGTATCGTAAAAACTCGGTTTCGCTTTCCTTTGAAGAGTATGGGCGTGATAAATCGAATAACCCGCTCCTAAAAGGAGATTTATCGATTGCAAAGGAAACGGCGATCGCTGGTTTTGTCCCCAGCCCCAGCGACCTATCAGCCCAAAATATTGGCGGCAAAATTGCAGGGTTTTCTAACCTCAAAGGGATGCTAGATTCTGGATTAACACCGGGTAATCTTACAGCCCTTGCCTTGCCTTTGGGCGCGGGGGACACCGGAAAAATTCCAGACCTGTTGAATAAAATGGGACTCCAAACAATCGGAGGAAATCAATCGACTGCCTTTAGTGCATTAGGTGTAAATGCAGCAGGATTACAATCGAGTTTCCTAAGTGGCAATGGTGCGATAGGGACAGCGATCGCCCTAACTCAAATGGCTAAAAATCCGTTGGCAGCATTGCAAAGTCAATTGCCGATCATTGCGCCCGGTTTGTCAGCCGATTTACAAAAGTGGGTTGGGAAGGCTGAAGGTCTTGCCAAAAGTTTGAACGTTGATCCAAAATTATTTCAGCAGTTGCTAGCAGGTATCGCGCCATGACGATTAAATTGACATCGGTCATAGAATATTACGAAGCCTTGCCACACCAAAAGAAGGCTATCGATTATTTGCAGAGCGCTATTCCCGCTGATGTTTTAGCTTACTTTGCTGATCTATGGAGAGACGATCCAAAACCAACGAAGCCAAAACAACTGATCACAATGCAGCAAGCGACTTCTATCTTTGGAAAAGCACCATTAGTAAAACAATTTTGGGATTTGAACGCTTGCCTTGCTCGATTTGAGATAAATACTAATCTGAGGCTGAAACATTTTCTAGCCCAAATCGCGCACGAGTCGGGGGGATTGCGATGGATGCAAGAAAGAGCTACGGGGGATGCCTATGAATGGAGACGGAATTTAGGTAATGTGAAACCGGGTGACGGTCGCAAGTATAAGGGCGCGGGGGCGATTCAGTTGACCGGACGTGCCAACTATCAAGTATTTGCTGATTACATGAATGACCAAAAAATCATGCAGGGGAGCGATTTTGTATCAACAGAATATCCCTTCACGTCGGCTGGCTTTTGGTGGCTGGATAATGGCATGAATGCACGATGCGATCGCGGTGATACTTTGGAGCAGATTTCACGTATGGTTAACCTCGGCGGAGCAGCGGGTGTGATCAATGGATTGGCAGATCGCCAGATGTATTTTGATCGAGTGATTAAAGTTTTGGGATAAAAGATGAGAATCTACACCTGCAAGGCT